CTTTTCGCCCGGCAGGAGCCAGCCTTTCGTAGCATATGGAGACGGGCGAAAAGCACCGATCTATGATGAATGTTTGCAAGGTAGTTTCCAGCGCTCGACCTGTTCTAATTGCGTTTTAGATGGTGCGTTTGCACCATCTTTTTTTATTTTCCGGGCAAAGTGGGGGGGAAATAAAAAATGAATGTTGCTAGAATTAAGCTAAGGTTAATACCTTCCTGCAAGGTAGTCTAACGAAACTCCGTATAAATCCGCGATTTTGACTAGGGTTTTTAAGTCCGGTTCATTTCTTCCGCTTTCATATCCGGCATATGCCGTTCTTGATATATGAAGTTTTTCGGCTACTTCTGCTTGTGTTTTATTTCCGCGCGTCGTTCTTAGCTGGTATATTTTTTCCGCTAACTCTGTTTTTTCATTCGTTTCTTGCGGGTCTGCTAAGCGTGCTATTTTTTTGGGGAGATGATAGTAGCGCAAAAACTCGGTTAAAACGTCTTTTGTAATTAAATGGGTTCCATTTTCCATTTGCTGATATTCATCTATTGGGATTGATAATACATCTGCTACTTCCTCGGGGCTTTGGTTGTTGAGTTCGAATGTTCTTGTATGTTTGAAGAAGTCTGGTAACGTGTAATCTCCTGAAAAATATTTTCTTGGTACTTTGAAGGAAATTGTTTTATTTCCGTAATGTATGGTCGTATCGTACAGCATGCATAACACCTCAAAAGCTATTATACAACGCATTTTGTTCACGATAAACCGGGCATCTTAAAATTACATAAATCTCGGAAAAACAGTTGACAAGCCTCGGTATTTGTGAGATACTTATTTGTGTTAAAAATCGTAAAATTAAGAAAATGGAGGTTAGAAAAGATGAGTATTTTAACAGAAAGGGAGCTATGTGAGGTTCTGAGCGTAACCCGGCAAACTCTAGTTTCTCTTCGTAAACGTGGAATGCCCTATTTCTTGTTGGGTACAAAACTAGTCCGCTATGATCTGCAAGAGGTCTTAGATTGGTTAAAAGAGAATGGGAGAGGATGTGATGCCAGTTGAATGAAGGCATAAAAAAATAGCCTGCTCTCCGTGGAAAGAAATCAGGCTATTAAACACCCGCAAAAGGGAATGCCCCTGTTGCGTTCGCACCAAGTATACCGCGATTGGGGCATTCCTGCAAGAAGAAAATGAAGGAGTGTCAACCAATGAAAGACAAGATTGAAATGACAGCCAGCCAAAGAAAAGAAGTAAAGGAACTTGTGAAGGGTTCGTGCGCAAATTATGACCGATCAACGGGAGATTGCCTGTTGATGGATGCGGCCTGTTATCAGGCTTGTAATTTCACAGGGTTATGTTGCTATTTCAAAGAAGCTGTTCTTCCAGCGAACAGGCTTCTTTATGCCCAGCTTGTCAAACTGGATTCCATAAAATCCTGTTCCGTGTGTGGCAAGTCTTTTGTTCCGGCTTCCAACCGTTCAAAATATTGCACTGCATGCGCTCGCGTGGAACGCCTAAAGCAGAAAGCCGCAAATGAACGTAAGCGCCGGGCTTCTCGCGTGGACATTTCGGCTTAAAAAATCCTTGTACCTACGTTGTTTCCAACCATCAAAATGGCCTTGGTAATGTAATTACCCTCATGTACCCAAAAACAGGGTTCTAAATGTACACAGTATTTCAAAAAAACAAGGAGATTGATATATATGTTTGAAGAGAAACTTAGCCGTAAATTTATTGTTCGGAAATATCCTGAGGACTATGCTTTGATTGAGGGTTTTGTTTTCATGCTTTTGGATACTTTTGCTGTTATTAATCGTGATGAATCCTTGTCGTTCCACTTAAATTCTATTATCGAACATATTGAAGAACTATTCCCATCCTCTGAATGTGACTGTTCGTGTGATGCTGTTATGGTCTGCTATGGCAGGAATGTTGTGGACTGATGGGGCAACGCGGCGGGGGCCCGCTTCGGCGGCGCGCATTGCGCGCCCCGGGCGGCCCGCGCCGGTCAGAAGTTGGGGTTAGTATTACCCCCAACTTCGTTACATGTTACAAATTTTTTGAAACGTCGTAGCTACGTTCTTTGAGGTCTACTTTTTTTGTAACAAGCCTTGTTACAACTTCGTTACAAAATATTTGATTCGTTAACTTCGTTACAAAGGAATCCCTATAGATACAAGGTTATTTTATTAAAATTAAATACTAAGGGATTTACTTTGTTACAAATATCAAATTTAACTTCGTTACAAAATTTCCGTTGAAAGGAGGTCAAAAATGAAGAATGATTCTGTTTCCCGTTCATGGTTCTGTGTGTTCAACAATCCCGAAGAACATGGTTTTTCTGGTGCTCCTGATGAAATTGTTGAACGCATGAAAGATTGCTGGATAGATGGCAATCCACAAAGAAGTTGTGCGGTTACTTATTGTATCTCGGCAGACGGCCTTAAACATTGTCATGCTGTTTTTGAAGATACGAAAGCAATGCGTTTTACCATAGTTCAGAAGTTATTTCCCGGTATGCATATTGAGCCTACCAAAGGAAGCAAAGAACAAGCTGAGGACTATATCAACAAGCGCGGCAAATGGGAAGAAAAAGGCGAAAGTATTCTCTGCACCGTTCGGCATGGTGAGATTAAAGGCAAACAGGGCGCCCGAAAAGATTTTGAGGCCATAGAAGATCTGATTCAGGAAGGTAAAACGCCCAATGAAATTATGGACATGTCTTTTTCCTACCGCCGCTATGACAAGATGATTCGTGAGGCATATTACTACCGCCGTTTTTCTCAAACGCCATTGCAACGGGATGTTTCTGTTTATTGGCATGTCGGTCATTCCGGTTCAGGAAAAAGCTACACTTTTGTAAAGCTTTCTGAGCAGTATGGAGAAGATCAGGTGTATATGCTTACGGACTATGAACACGGCTTTGATAAATACAATGGCGAACCCATTTTATTCATGGATGAGTTCAGAGGGCAAATGAGATTTTCCCAATTTCTCAATTTGATCGACCATTACAAAATTCAGGTTCCCTGCCGTTACTCGAACATTTACGCGCTTTGGAATGAGGTTCACATTACTTCTGTTTTGCCTCCTGAACGTGTGTATGAAAACATGGTGCAGGATAACCGGCATTTAGATACCATCGATCAGTTGGCGCGCCGGATTTCCTTTGTCGTTTATCACTGGATTGATGAAGATGGTAAGTACAGAGAATTTCATCAACCTATGAAGGAATATTCCGATTACGAAACTTTGAAAGAGCTTGCGGAAAACTCTCTTGTGGAAGCTCTTCCTGAATTTGATATCTTTGCAGAAGATTCATCCCCTACCGAAACACAGGGGAAACAGCTTGACTTTACGGAGACCGAATAGGAGGTGATTTTTTGACCTTGCAGAACGCCATAGAGGATTTTTTGATAGAGCAGCAGATACGGGGCAATTCTCCAAACACAGTCATCTATTACAAACGTTGTCTCGGTTTCTTTGCAATCTACATAGGAGACGCTACAAGGCCCGTGGAGGCCCTTTCCCTTTCGGATTGCAAAGGGTATTATCTGTATCTAAAAGGGCAGGAAATCACCACTACAACGATACAGACATATATCCGGGCTTTGCGTGCCTTCTTGACTTGGTGTTACACGGAGGGTTACTTGAATGAGAATATCCCGGAGCGGTTCAAGCTCCCAAAAGCGCAGCGGAAAACAATTGACGTTCTGACGGATGATGAATTAAAGCGCCTCTTCTCTTGTTTCGATCTTCGCACCTTTACGGGCTGCCGGAATTACTGTATCTGTGCTTTGATGCTGGATAGCGGCTTGCGGCTCAATGAGGTTGTGACACTTGAGCCTGTTCGTATTCATATTCCAGAAGGCTATCTGATCGTCAACGGCAAGGGAAACAAACAACGCTTGGTTCCGATCGGATTGCAAAGCAAGAAGGCTCTGCTTCGTTATCTCTCCCGCCTGCCTCCCCTGCCGGAACAGACTACTTTATTCGTAACAAACGACTTGACTCCCCTCAAGCTGAATGCCGTGAAGGAGTTATTCCGCAAGCTGAAACGCAGGGCAAATATCCCCCGTTTGAAACCCCACCTTTTGCGCCACACCTTTGCAACTAGGTTCTTGGAGAACGGCGGGGACATTTACAAGCTACAAGAAATCCTCGGCCATACGTCGCTTGAAATGGTCAAGCGGTATGTACACTTGATTCCTTCCAAATTAGCAGTCAATTTTCATTCCTACAGCCCGCTTGACAACCTCATGCAAAGATAGAAAAAGAACGCAGATACAAGAAAAACCTTGTTTCTGCGTTCTTTTGGTGATCCATCGGAGATTCGAACTCCGGACACCTTGATTAAAAGCAGTGATTTGTTGAAAAAACAGTCCGGCTTGAATCTTAGCAAGCGCCGCCATCTGGGTACGACGATAGCGCAGGGAGCAGCGACCGCTTGGAGAAGGAGTGACGACGGATCCGTGAAGCGTGATCCGGAGGAAGGACGCACGCCGATCGGGAGCGCCCGACCGGCGCGGTTCACAGGCGGCGACGGGCCGCCGTTGTGAAATCGTCGCCCACGATGGCAAGCGAGCTTAGATTCATAACGTGCCGGACGGATAAAAGGTAAGCGCGGGAATGTCCCGCGCTTTTTTGTTGAAAGAGGGCCGCAATGGATGGTCTGGGGCTGGGCCTTGCTCCGCTAATGGGGATGCAGGTGTTTTCCGCCCAGATCGGCAATATGATCTTTTCGCCCGGCAGGAGCCAGCCTTTCGTAGCATATGGAGACGGGCGAAAAGCACCGATCTATGATGAATGTTTGCAAGGTAGTTTCCAGCGCTCGAC